GCCGTTAAGCTGAAGCTTGGCAACAACCACAGGGTTCTCACCCCAGCAGTGCATGTCAAGGGCGGTCTCGGCAAGCACGAAGGTACCGGCATCGGAGACGGTGGCACCGTCATTAGAGTCGCCGGTAGGCGAGGTGAGCTGGAAAGATTGACCTCCGGCGGTGTTGGTATCTTCGTCCTTAATGACAGAAGCAAGAGACTCGGCGCTTCCGAAAGCCTTGAAGGAAGGAGGAAGGACGTCGATAGCGTCGGTGTAGTTGAAAGCCTGAGCACCCTTGGCAACGAAAAGCTCCTTACCGCTCTCCAAAGAAGCGCAGTAGTCAACGTTAGCATCAGGCTGGGCAACCCACACAAGCTCCTTACATGGGTGATTGAAGTTGAGCTTGATCTTGTTGGAAGAGGAACCAACAGACTCGTCGCCAGTGAACTGGAGCTGCTCAATCAAGTACTCGTGAGGGTTCTGGGCCATTCTGCGGCGCTCATCGGTATCAAGGAAGATGTAATCAACGTAAAGGGAGGCGGCAACAAGGGACTTGCTGTACTGGCTGGTATCCTTGGAGGTACCATCCACAGCCCACAAGCACTCATCAAGAGGACGGAGATCAAGGTTGATCTTCACCTCGTGGTACTGAAGAGCGATCAAAGGAAGGGCAAGTCCGGGGTTGCGGCAGAACCAGAACTGAAGAGGCACGTAAAGGGTGGTCTCAGGGAGAGCCTTGCGAGGAGCGCAAACCTGAGGAGCGGCACCAGTACTACAAGGAGTGTTGATAGCGGCGTATGCGCTATCAACGGTGTAAGTCAAAGCGGTGGTGTGGCCAATCATCTTGTAGTAACCAGCCTTCTGGTTAGCAGACATGGTGAGCTGGGTCCAGATGTGCATCCAGTCGCCATACTGACGGTCGATGCGCTGACCACCGATCTCAACCTCCACCTGGGAGATGAGCTGGTGACCAGGGAAGTCCAACCAACGAGCCTCCTGACCAGAGGTTTTGGCCTCCACCTCAGGAAGAGTCACCTGAAGGTAAGTCTTGCTGGCAAGATCACCGTTACGGCTCACGGTACAGGTCACACGACGACCGAAATCGGCTTGACCGTTGAAAGTTTGTTCGATAGATTCCATAGAAAAGTTAGTGTATCTGCGGTAAGTCACCTTCCAGAAAGTGATCTGAGGATTACCAGTGAGATAGACGTCTTGAGCGCCATAAGCTACGAGTTGCATTAAACCACCACCCATTTTATAATATTGCTAAAGATAAAAAAAAAATGATTTTAAATTTAAATTAAAATTAAATTAAAATTCAGACCCAAATAAAACATCTAAATTTTACCTATATTCGCTTCGTGAAGTATGATATCTTATGTTTCACTTCAGTTTCATGTTTTTCTCAATAAACTTTGTCAAGTATGAATCGCGATACACTTCGCGCTTATTCTCATGTTTTTTCTTAAATATATAGAAGTCATTTTTTTTGTGAATAGTCCATCCGTCCTCTAAAGCGTTATATATAAAGTCTTTTTTGCAGGTTATTAACTTATCATTCATGTTTACGTTCATTTCGACATTCATTAAAACAGGCACATAAAAGATTTATAGGAATTTAACTTTTTTCTAAAGGAAATAAAAGACGTTCATAAAAATAGGTTTAATCTATATACAATATTAATGTATATATATTTAAAAATAAATATACAATTATCTTATGCCTTCGTTTAAACCAAAATGTGATAAAAAGCTAAAGTTTAATGTCACGCCCGTAACTTTGGATGACAAACATCAACATCATATCGATACATTCAAGCAAAACAATGTCGAAAAAATTCCAACCATGAAGCAAAAAATAATATCACTAAAGAGTGAACACAAGACTTGTAAACAAATAGAGAAAAAATTAGAAATCGTGGACAAAATAGTTCAACTGAAAGAAGACATACGCAAATTGAAGAAACAAGAAAAAAGTTATTTGCTCAACAATGCAAATTTAATATTCGATTATTTCGAGGATAAAAAAAATGTTACAAATGATAATAATATCAAGAGTAAAAAACTGAATGCGTTTTTCAAGATTGGCGCTGAGGATCAACCTAAAGAAACAGAGAGAATTAATAATAATGTAACCAAGTATTTGTCAAACATAGATGATAAGTTTATCACATTTGAGAAACAAAAAGATAATTCATGTGAGGCATGTGGGAAAGGCGAAATGGTTTTTTCAGAAGTTGATGGGTTGTTGATCTGTACAGAGTGTCATAAATGTGACTTACTTTTGATAGATAACGACAAGCCGTCATTCAAAGAGCCTCCAAAAGAAATTTGCTTTTATGCATATAAGCGTATCAATCATTTTCGTGAAATTTTAGCACAATTTCAAGCAAAAGAAAGTACACAAATCCCAGAACAGGTAATCGAAGATTTAAAGTATCAAATAAAGAAGGAAAGAATCGATTTGAAGCAACTTACAAACTCCAAGACAAAAGAAATCTTAAAAAAACTAGGATACAATAAGTATTACGAGCACATACCATTTATAAAGGATATGATAGGCATCAAGCCTCCGAGTATGACACCTGAACTGGAAGATACTCTATGCAACCTATTTACTGAGATACAAGAACCGTATGCAAAGTACTGTCCCGACGATCGTGTAAATTTTCTGAATTACTATTACACGATATATAAACTTTGCGAGTTATTGGATCAGCGTCAATTTCTTCCATACTTTCCAATGTTAAAAGATCGAGAAAAGAGAATAGAGCAGGATGAAATTTGGAAGAAAATCTGTGGAGAATTGAATTGGGAATTTATTCCCACTATATAAATGTCTTTACCATTTATCGATCGTAAAAACATTTATAGAATAATATTATGCCGTATTGATATGTCGACTAATAACCTTTATATATTGAGTATTGTATTTGATACATGTTAAATAGCCTTGTGGGATGTAATGATCACTATTTTCATATTCTATACATATCCCACAAGTTACATCTAATTCACGATCGCAGAAACAAGAAGGAATGATGTAATTATTGAATACAAATTCATCATATTTGGAATCCTTGTATTGTAAATAAGAGAAATATTCATTTAATGCAATATATATATTTTCATTTACAATGTAAGTCTGGATGAGATTGATAATTTCGATGGGGAATTTATGTTCTATAAGAGTGAGTGGTGAATTCATCAACTATGTAAGTTGTGTCATCTTGTATTGCATTCAATTTTAACATGTATTTCTAAATAAATAAATACATGTTCACTATGATGAGAAATGGAACCGCTAAATTATTTCATCAATAATTTACAGCAATCGAGGGAACCCGACAAGGTTTGCGCCGATACCAAATCCTGCGCCAGATCTTGCAGATACCGCAACCGAGGGAACGAAAGCATCCAAGATACTGAATGTAGCCGCAGCAGTTAAGGAAATGAGAGCTACTTCATCGAAGTTGAGAGGCTTTTTGGGAATGAGACTAGCTGCAAGACCAACCATTAAACCTTCTACTAAGTACTTAATTGCGCGACGGAGAACTTCACCTAAATCTATGATATCGTTCATATATAAACTAATATGAGAAAAAATTAATAAGATATTCGTTAATATAACTTAAATATATAAATAATAATAATTCATATATGAGTTTCTCAAAGCCAGTGACAGAGAAAAATTACGTCGATGTATTAGACGAAGACAAAACAATTAGTGGACAAAAGTTTTGCTGTTTATCGTTTATTTCTCCCGAGAAAATTATTCGAGATAAGAATCAGTATTTCTTTGAATCGTTTGTAAAAACTTGGGATTATACAAAATCTGTTGAACTTTATAATAATTTTATTACCTTTATTTCGTACAAGTATCAACTGAATGTTGAAGATATCCAGACGGATCTAAAAGAGTTTATACAACAAGAACAAGAAAAGTTGACCAGTGAAAATTTGTTAGGTGATTACAAGAACTTTATTGAGAATAACGAAGAGCAACTACAGAACAAATTTAATGTCGACCACAAGTTCCAGACTAACGTGAGGGGCGTAAAGATTAGAGGTTCATACAATACACAAGAGGAAGCTGAAATGCGCGCAAAGCTTTTGCGGGAGACGGATCCTAGTCATGATGTATACGTTGGACAGGTCGGTATGTGGATGCCTTTTGACCCCGATGCTTATAAGACAGGAAAGGTTGAATATCTAGAGAGTGAATTGAATGATCTCATGCATGCCAAGAAGCAAAATGAAGACGAGGCTAAGGAAGAGTTTGATAGAAGAATTAAAGAGACCAAAGAAAAGGCTATGAAGGAAAATCAAGAGATTGCTGAAAAATCTGGGAATGTATTGACCCAAATCATGGAGGAGGGAGGTGACCTAGTGAATTTAAGTAAAGTGGATTATGAAGCTATTCCTGACTCTGAAGTGGCTGCAGAACCATCTAATGACGTGAAGCAAGAAGTGATGAAACATCAGAACGTGTCAAGAAATTAAAATATGACGCAAAAATATACACCTAAAAGATAATACAATGATATAGAACGTGATTGTATTATTTATCCTTAGTATCGTGAGTTCCTTCCTCGGTTCCTCGATTTGAGTTCCTTCCTCGATTTCTCAGGGAAAACGGTAACTTTTAAAAATGTTACTAGGAACCACCATCTCAAATCCTCATAATTTTAACCTCAAACCGAGTTTGAAGTTAAAAAAAATCTATTTTTTAAAGAAATTTCATTAAAATTTGACAAAATCGCTTGAAATAATGGCACGAACAAAACAAACTGCACGAAAATGTACTGGTGGCAAAGCACCCAGGAGGTTCCTGCAAGCAATGGCAGCCAGGAAGTTCGCTGCTCCAAGACCCAGGAGACATCATCGTTATCGTCCAGGAACTGTTGCTCTTCGAGAAATCCGTAAATATCAAAAATCAACGGAATTATTGATCAGGAAAGTTCCTTTTCAGAAACTTGTTCGTGAGATAGCTCAAGATTACAAAATGGATCTAAGGTTCCAGTCTTCTGCAATTCTTGCTCTCCAAGAGGCGGCGGAGGCATATCTGGTTGGTCTGTTCGAAGACACTAATCTTTGTGCAATTCACGCCAAAAGAGTGACCATCATGGTAAAGGATCTGCAACTTGCTCGCAGAATTAGAGGCGACCGCGCTTAAGTGATCTATTGCGTAGTAGAAATGTAAATTTGGTAATGATTTTTTAATACGTAGGTATAGGAACACCTATATTGGTTCTAAACTAGCTATTTTTTTAGGGTAGTAGGTAGTTTAACAAATTTTATAATTATGAGCACAATCCTGATGGAATGTATTATCTATTCGATTTTTTTCTTGATTTTCTTGTGGTGATTGTCTTTTGGGTTTTTTTCTTTCTTGGTCGTTCCATTTTAAATTACCAAGATGTAAAACATAACAATATACCTATACAGAACCTAGTAGGCTAATGTTCTATTCTAGAGTTCGCTAAACTTCAAAAGTTTGTGCGCTTCACATAACTATGATCGAAACTGCACAATATCTATCCTGCGTTCACTAACGCTTCATTATATCTGCGTAGGCGGACAAATAATGATGTAAGTGCTACTGAGAGAGCACATATTGTTGAGTAAACAATATTATAATTCATATCTTCAAGATAGTGTCTAACTTTTTTCAGCACATAACATTGGAGGGAATACATTTTTAACCATGCCGAACATTCGTACTGATTGTGAAAACTTTCAGCGGCTACATATGATAGATGGATAACACAAATACTCATAGAGGTAACAAGTACAACATATGAAATATTACCTACGATTGGCAACCAATAAGCGATATAGTTGTATCCAAACGGTGTGGGTACAAAATCACTCATCTGTATACTGTCGTTCATCACACGTTTCAGATTTCGCATCAATGAAGTCTTACATAACACTACTCCGCGTGTTGATACCTTCAGTCCTATCTCATTTGAGATAGACAAAAGTGCTGGTCGGTTCCACATGGATGGTTCCTTGAAGGGATCATCTATATCAACATCATCACCATGTGAATCCTTTTCGCTAGACCTCTCTTCATTTTCTTTGTGAAGCAAGGTAATAAGAAGATCTTTCGCTGAAGGTCTTATCATCTTGAGGTACAAATTATGTTTGAGGAATACAGAACGATTGTCGCACATAGTTCGTTTTTTGAGATTTTTTTCGGAACATGCAAATCTGGAAATACTGTACAAATACGTATCACAATTTTAACAGAGAAGATGACAGACGAAGATGAACATGAACATAGAGTTAGAGAACAGGTGATTAAATTTGCGGAGTCGGCGAGTGATGAGCAATTGGAACGAGTTTGGAATGAACTGTTTTTAAGAATGTGTGCTTTGTGTGGTGCCACGAAATCGACAAACCCTGAGAAGCCAAAGCTGCAGAAATGTGCAGGGTGTTTCTGTTCACGATACTGCTG